GTAGGTAAACAAAATATAGCTTCAGGTTTAAGTTTAAAATTGTATGAAGCGCTTGCCTGTGTATATATTCTTTGATGCATTACCTCAACATATTGATTACATTGATCTTTAGTTTCAAATATTGGTTGTTTAAAAACAAACAAAGGTCTATCTAAAGCCATTGCATTTGCCATTACGAAAGATACTATTATAAAAAATTGCATATCTTCTCCTATACTTTTATTGTGTTTCCTTTTCCTGATGCTTGTTTTATTCTTTTCAAATTGTCTTTCCATCCATTATCTGTTTTTGATAATAAACTACCATGATGAGCTATAACGCCTGGGAATTTAAGAACTTTAACTAATCCTTTTGTTTTTAAGATTTCGTCTAATTCATTTGATTTACATTCAATGTCATATTCTTCACCACCATCTAGCGGTTTTACTGTATACTTAGGCACCTTTATATCCTTCCCACCAGTCAGGAGCTGGTCTCTTCCATTCCCATTTAGCAAAATCTTTTGCTTGGTGATAATAATTACGATAAGCTTGAACCGCGTCACCTGGGACTTTACATTCCGGATAATGATTCATAGCTTGAGCGAACTCGGTCAGTCCAACATGCGGAATGTTTTCCGGTGGAGCCGCAAGAATAACACCTAGCTTTTCGAAAGTTACGTGTTTTTTGTTTCTGCGATACTCAAATTCTTTGGCCATAGAAGCAAAGTGACCGTAATGCCAGTCATAGTTTTGTTTACTTTCCATAGTCCATGTTGTACAAGGATGATGCTTGTGGACTGCTGCATAATATAGATTATCACGGATATCGCCAAATGCATAGTAAGTCTGCATAGTCTTTCCAGACCGAGACTTACGTTTCTCTGGCTTACCGTCAAGCATCCTGTGTGCTGTGCTGAGCATTTGAGCAGATTCCACAATCATCTTAGGAATATGCCTGTCACAAAGCATTTGAGCTGCTTTAACGGGATTCTTATCTAGTATAAAAATATTCATATATCACCTTTAAATAATAATATTATAACATAATCTAGTTCACTTGTAAATATTTATATTTGTCTTTAAGTCGAAATATATACCTCCGGCACTTTTGTTAACTTGATTTGTTTTTTTATAAAGTTTCTTTTTTTTAAAACTCTATTCATTCGATTTATTCTACCTCTTTTTTTTAACTTTGAAGCGTGAATGTCTAAATCTCTAACAAGTTTTTCTAGTACCATGTTTCTGCCTTTCTACGATAGTAGAGTTAGTCTCGCAGTAAACCTGGGAAAGCCTCCTCTACTACAGGTCTAGTTAGACCTTTAATGTTTTGTTTATTAATCATCGAGATAACAAGCTTAGCATCTTCTGGATGTACACCTTCTAAGATTCCTATGAATATCTGCTCTCTTTTATACTTCTGCATCTTGTCGCCAGCACCACCTTTTACAAAATATTTAAACTTTGTATTTTCTCTAAGAAGATTTGCGGGGTGATGATGAGCTGGAGATGCTGTATATGGCGGAGAACCAGTTGGTAAATTCCACACTACTGTTGAATCCATTGAACCTCTTATTACGTCCTTAAGTGCCCAACTTTCGTTTTGTTTGAGTAACTTAACTTTCTCGTCTCTTGATCGAGCTTTAGTTACTTCTTCAAGAACTTCAAAAACATACTGTTTCATGAAATAAACTCCTGTACACTGTCAATCAAATTATTACAACGCTTAGTAACTAAGTAATTAAATGTCTTAAACTTATTGTTCCAAACGTCTTGTTCTATAAAACTATTTATAATCTGTTTTCTTAGATCCTCTGGAGTTTCAGTAAGATCAATTAACTTTTTATTTCTGCAATAGTTGCGATACCAAGATGCTGCGTATAATAATTCACCTTCTTCAAGATCTTGTATAATATTATCTATCTTCTTTTTAGACATAGGAGTTTGTCTGAAACCTTCTACAAAAGTATTATCGTCAGATAAGATATTTGGTACACCATCACCTTTATCACCTTTGATAATATGAGTTTGTAAATATAACCTAGGATTCTTTTCTACTAGTTCTTTTTTAAGAAGAGGCGAAAACTGTCTGACATTCTTAAATCTTTGTAATTGTAGAAAATCTCTGTCAGAAGAAACGATCATAACTTTTTGTGGTTTATAATCATTATTATGATCTGGATTCATAGTAACCAATGAACCTATAATATCATCAGCTTCACAACCATCGATATGAATAACCTTGTACGGAAAGTTTTCTTTTATTTCTTCTTTTACCATGTGAAGAATTCTAAAAGCTTCATTCCAATCAAAGGACGACTTATCTCTATCTTTTTTTCTACTAGCTTTGTACTGCGGAAAAGCTTTCCTACGCCAGTTATTTGCGCCGTCGACAGCTATTACAAGTTCGCCATAATCATCTTTGAATTTAGTACGATACATTCTTAATGAGTTAAGTATCATATGTCGTATCATACCTTCATCAAACGTTTTATTAATAATAATACTCGCTAAAGCAATGCCGCTATAATCAACTATAATCATGAGTATTCACTCCATGTTGGATCTGGATATCTAGATTCACGTCTTTTCCAAACATATACATCCCATAGCGTAGCATTTTTCATGCCACCTCGAGGATTACCGCCGTATATAAAGCCGTGTTTTGGTTTACGACCTTTCTTTTCAACTCTAAATTTTTCTTTAGAATTAGAATTTACTATCTTGACGATAGATTTTACTATATCATACTCTCGCATGTCTTGTTGATTAGCTGGATCAAATCTGCCAATCCAAGAAGTTGATCGCCTGTTATGTTTGCCAATGTGAATACCCATATTACACGCCTTTCATAATATAATCAAATTTTAAAACTGGCTCGCCAGTAACACCCCAAAACATTTCAGTTTCAGCAAGAGTCTTTTCAGCATCTTCCTGAGTCATGTAATCGGTATACCTGTCGTAAGGTTGAATAAAACCTTCTGACTTATCGATTGAACCGACATACCAGCCAGCTGCTGATGCCATAACGATTGGCTCAGATATGCCACTAGTATTAAACTTAATATTTTTGGTATCTTTTAGTATTTTCATAACAACTCCTAATTTTTTATTTTGATAGTTATATTATACACTATTTTTTTGCATTTGTAAACAAGTTTTCACTTAACTTGTTAAGTGTTTTGCGTGTATCCTACAACCAATAAAATTATTAAAGTAGTCGTCTCTGAATAAAACGTTGTTATCAAACTGTAACTTTGTCTCGTAATAAGACATCTCGCCTTTTGTCTTACAAAGTTTTAATATTTCTCTCTTGAATTGGTCTTGTCCGTTTGTTTCCACAAGGTTGCGTACTTCATTGGACGAGCCGTAATATTCTTTCCAGTTTGATTCGACGCGCGTGCGTACGCGTCTCTTACGTGTCTTTGTGATAGGTAGGGTTTTAGGTTTCCAGAAGTTCTTCTTTCCAATATACTTTTTGTTGGTATGAATTTCGGTAAGTTGATATACGAATCCTTGAAACTCTTCTGGGGCTGTGTCAAATACTGTGTCATTATAATACCACATGCATTTATTTATTCTGAAATATATAATCGTCGTTTTGTGAAAAGTCTTTTTCTAAATTTCTTATTGCTATTTTGCTGTTAAATAAAGTTTGATCTTCCATAAATTTACTCGAGTCTGTTTTTATATACGATGCTTTTACTATTCTCGTATCTAATTCTACTACAATTTTTTCGTATTTAGACTCTTGTATGAGAGTGTCAAAAAAATCTGTACTATAATAATAATGGCAATGGTCTGTTAGATGACCTCCAATATCTCTTCGAAGTACGTCAGGTACTAGATTTATAATAACTCCGTTTTTACGAGTTACTGCATCCATAATCTTAAAACAAGTATATTGTGCTTGAAATGGCTCTACGTGTTCTGACGTTCCAGAATTATAAACCACGTCAAAACTTTCTAACATGTCGTTAAAATCTTCGAGCTTAGATAAATCTTTTACAATTGCTCCATCTCTTCCATTAAGATCTACAGAGGTGTGGTTCATTCCTTTACTTGTCCAGTAGATTTTACCGGTGGTTCCCATGCCAGTTTGATTTCCAAGTTCTAGCATAGATAGACCTTCTAATTTTCCAAAAGCTTTTAAGGTACTTTGAGTAACTAAATCAACTACGTTTTGTTTTAATGACATTCTATTCTTGTACTACTTCTTCAGGTTCTGCCCTTCTTCCACAGACAGGACAATATTTTGGTTTTACGTACGAAGCTACGTAAGTAGTCTCATCACATTCTTCGCAATCTATCTGGTAATCTTTCAAGGATGTCTCTCTTCCTTTTATCAGATGCTTTTGACCACTCAGCTATTTCTTGCGTAGATCTGCCACAGCCAATACAAAAATTGTCTTGTAATGTACAAATCTTAATGCAAGGAGAAACGACTTTAGAAATCGATTTCACAGGCGCCACCGGCGCATGCAGCTGCAGCGAGTGTATCAACATCTGTATATTTTCTTTCTTTAATATCTTCTTTCCAATCTACAGTTTTTAAAGTAGATTGAATCTTATTCCACTTATGCAAGAGGTAAGCATCTTTTAAACAGTGTTCTGCCATTTCAGTATCATCGTTTAAATAGTTTTCTGCAAACTTTTTAAATCTTCTTACCCAATCTCTCTTTACTGCATTTTCAGACGTTTCTAAAGATATATCTTCTCCAAATCCTTTTGCAGTAGAACACGCGTCCCATAAATTATTGTAGCACTTTAGAGCATCAACAACCATACCAGAAGCAAATACTGCAGCGTTACCGTATTTCTTTACCATCTCTTTTGCGGTAATTACGGCGGTGTTAGGAGCCTGATTGTAATCTTTATCTCCAGTCATACCTAAGAAAGAAATACCTGCGAATGAATGTCTATTTTCAAACACGTATTTTTCTACAGCATCCCAGTCGTCTACAATGATAGTATTAGATACGTTATGTCTTACTCCTTTATCTGCACAAAGATCTTCATTAGTACCAGCCTCAACCCAGTGCTTTTGAGCTTTCTTAACAAGTTCAAGATGTTTAACACCTAATAGATCGTCTTTATACATTGAACCTTTTTTAGGTAAGATTGGAAATGATACTACTACATCTGTACCGCCAGCTGACCATACAGATTCTTCAACCATATATGGATTTGTCTTCATTATCGCCTGAGTTATCTCTGACTCTTTATTCATCTGTACGTTTCTTATGTACATATTCGAATGCTCAGCGTGGATACCAGAAGCTGTTTGGAGTAAAACTGATGCATTACCACTAGGTTTGACACAAGTAGTACGAGCAGCAGCGTTAATACCAAGAATAGCTGCCACTTCTTTGTTAACTTCTTTAACAATCTTAGCTCCTTTTTGTAAAACTTTTTCATCAAAAAGTATTTCAGGATTGTTCATCCATCCGGTTATAGAGACTCCTAGTAACGCTTCTCTATCAAATATTTTTTTAGAAATATCTGATAAGAATTTGAAGTCAGTGTACCCTGCTTGTAGGGTACCGAGGATAGACGCTGCTCGGCATGCCTTATAAAAGTCTTCCTCGGTATTGCATTTGCCTCCGTTAATTTCAGTTAGGTTACAACCTTGCCAACCTGACTTTTTATTAATCTGTGGATACATACCAATCTCAACACATGGATTTGTAGTATGTTCTGTAGATTCAACGAAGACGAACCCTGGTTCGCCAAACTGTTTGACAGATTCCATGATCTTGCCAAACTGCTCAGAGGTTGTCTTATCTCTTACAATAACTGCAGAGTTATTTGATCTACCTCTTTGCGGATTTTCCATGAACCAGTTACCAGTCTTTGCATTCATCATCTCTTCATCGTCTGGCGAAAATAAGCATATTGTTGCTGATCTTCTTACGCCTCCTGATAATACTGCATCTGCTGCATGCATAGCAATATCATATGCGTTGATTGGTTTAATTTCTACTGGTTCTTTCGAGTCTAATACAATACCTTGTAGTAAGTGTTCTATTTTATCTAATGACCTACGCAGACCATTTGGCCCAGGAGCTTTAAATCCACCTGATATAAAAGCGCCTTTTGGTCTGATTTGTGATAAGTCAAAGTATACTCTTCTACCTTCGTACTCTGGATATTTACCACCACCCACGAAGAATGAAGACATTAATACGTCTAATGCAGAAGCCCAACCTTCTATTGAGTCTTCTACGATATAACCTTTCGCTTGTTTAGTTCTATTTTGTATTTTTGGTAATTTTTTAATGTGATGTTTCTGAACAGAAAATCCTGCACCAGCGCCACATAACAATATGTAGAATACTTCACCAAAAAATTCTGGTCTATCTACATACGAAGAAGTACAATTGTACATTCTCATCTGATGTTTCATCAGTTGTTCGCCGCCAAATTGTAAAGCACGTTGAGCTCCAAGAACACGCTGCTCTTTATACGCTACTCTTGCTTCGTCTAAGTACGACTGTAGTTTATTATTTTCATTAATATAATTGTTCTCGTGCATTTCAATAACACGATCAACGGCCTCGTCCCAAGTTTCATATCTACCTTCTTCTTCTTTAAATCTAGAATATCCTTCGTAAAACTTAGTTTGAGACAAAAAATCTCTTGTGTCAACAAGCTGTTGCATTCTACCCTCTATATAATTTGAATTATTTGTTTTATCTGTTAATTATTATATATTAAAAATCAATCTTTGTAAAGGACTTTTTAATCATTTTTTGAAAAATATTTTTCTATCATTTCAATTCTATCGTGCGCTGCTGACATCTTATCTAGTTCAGCAATGACAGCTTCTGTTATATCACTATGTTCACCAATACCTGCTGGCATTGTTTGATATACTTTGATGTTAGCCTTATGCACTTCAAGCTCGCCTTCAGCTTGTTTTTTGGCTGCATGTAATAAATGATCGCCTGCTTTCATTTTAGTCTCCTATTTGAGCGTTTACTTTTCTGTGTTTATTCCATGCAACAAATCCGCCTATTCTTAATGCCCAAT